GTCGTAGGGTGTAATAAGTATGTTTGTAGCTTGCACACGGGGATCACTGCTGAAAATCTCATTTACATTTTGCAAAATAAGGTCTTGTATTTCAGGTGTTAAGGGTTCAAATAATAAATCCCATATGATTGTACCAAAATTAGGTTGCATTAAACGTTCGCCCTGACGTACATAAAAGTGATTTAACAAATCCTGTTTAATTAATTCAAAATCATATAATGCAAAATTATTAGTGCTTTTACTAACCGTACTAAATCCACGATATCTCTGAACCATAGTATCTTGAGTGTTATTGGTATTAGCAGTTGTTAGTACTTTACTGTATATTGTCATTTTTATTCTCCAAGTTTATTATACTTCAACTTGATTATCGGTTGCTGGCGGTGGGTTACGTGCAAAAGTGTCTGTTGTTGTTGAATAGGTTTTCCAGGCTGTTGGAACGTCGATAGCTGTAGCCGCTTCTCTATCAGTAGCATCAGGTTTAAACATTGTTCCATCTAAATTCTCATGGTGCGGATACGGTTCAGTAGTAGGAACTCGAGCCATGATGCTTGTTATTGTTTCCCCTTCTACTTCTGTAGGACTATCTATAGTCGGAAGAGGTTCTGGTGGTGTTGCGGCTGTAGCAGAGCCGGCTGTTGCGGCAGCTGGTCCGTTAAGATTAATATTTCCTCCGGAAATTGTAGTATTAGCCGCACCAATTTCCATATTGCCGCCTGAAGTTAATTTATTGTCTCCGCTAGTGTTGAGATCAAGTCCGCCACCTATAGTCATGTTAGCTTGATCACCTGTAGTAACATCCCATGTTGATTCAAAAGATTGCGAGTGTGCTCCGGATATTGTTTCGTCTTGGGTGCCATCTACTTTGATTGCAACGTTTCCGTTAACAATACAAATCTTATCCATACCTACTTCTGTTTGATGGCGCTCTGCAACTTTAAGATTAAAATTACGTCCTGCTTCCATGTTGATATCTCGGTCAGCATAAAAGTTTAAATCATTCTGAGTGCGCACACTAATACTGTCCTGTGCATAGATATCAATTTTGCCGTCGCTAGTTAATTCAATCCACGTAGTTCCTCTAGCATTGGTAATGTAAATTAAATCTTCAGTATTATGAAATAATATTTGATGGCCAGTTCTTGTACGAATTCTAACAAGCTCGTTATGCGGCATAGTTACATCGCCGTCAGTTTCACCTTCTTCTAAACTAGCATAATCAGGAGGACCGTCTGTTGGCGCGGTTCTTCTTAAAAACTTATCATCGCCATCATCCATTACAAATGTTGTGCCGCCAAGTCTGCTAACAGGTGCACCTGTAACAATATGTTCGGGCTTTCCGTAGTTACCTGTTTGAGCGCCATCTTGTTTATCTAAAGGGCCCGGTGTACTGATACCAAACACCATGCTTGGACTTTCTCTACGTGCGCTACTTGTTGTTATTCCTCGAATGTCGTCAAACAGCAAACCTTGTGCATTCAATACATCAGTAAACGGATGTCTAGGCTTTAATAATGCTGTAGAATTTGCAGGACTACTGTTTACCGGATCTTCTTTATTATACTCTGCAACCGGAACTCTTCCTAGATTTCCAGCCATATCACTATCAACATCTTCAACTACTTTCTGTGTGGCGGCAAGGCCTGGAACCATAAAATCCATATTTTCATCGGGTACACAACCTATCCAGTATCCTCTCTTAGGATCTCCGTCAATAAAAATTATTACAACAGTTGCGCCAACGTCTGGAGGTACTGCCCACATACCATAACTTTTTTGTGTATTATTATAATCAGTATTTTCACCATTGTACACTACGCTAGTTTGTCCAAAAAACGGACTCATATATTTTACTTGATGTAGTTGTCCTTGTGAAGTCGTGCCGCCTACTGGGTGTAGTATTTCAACTTCTAATACGCCCATGTAAGTAGGATCAATGTTACTGACTACCTTGGCAAGAAACGGACCAGGTTTAGGATCTGGTTGATTTGCACTACTATAATCTAAATCATATTCTGCCATAATTATTCTTCAATTTCTCCGCGATCTCTAGCGGCCCTAACTTCTTCTGGTGTCATTGAAGCGGTTGGTGTTGAGGTTGCAACCTGCGGGCTTTGTGTATTCTTAGGAGCAGGCTCTTTATTAGAAACACTTAACACGCCGTTTGTTGTGCCTGGTCCGCTTAGTTCCTGCAATGGTCTGCGTTGCAGTTGCAGTACTTGCTTGAATTCATTTTTACTAAATGTACTAGTTAGCACCCTAACCATATACAGACCACTGAACATAGCAACCGGAGCACTTGCATTTTTGCCAAAGTCATATAACCCAGTGCTTTGATTGATGTCAACAGGTGTTCTGAAGTTTACTAAAATATCCACTTCACCGCTTTGATGATTTATACTGCCATCACTATTAAGATTAGAATATTGTGTAGGTTGTGCTGTAAAATTACCAGTGCCGCTTTGCACAATAAAATACGGATCTCCAATAATTTCCATATCCAAGGTAGTCATATCTGTACCTTTTGTTATGCTATCATTAAACGCTCTTGCCGCTCGTGTCGACTCAGTCTCGTTGCCGCCACCTCCTAGTTTATCTGATTTAAACTTTGTTTGTGTAAAACTAACTGATGTAGATGCAGTTCCTGGTTTAGTACTAGGTAGTTTGCCACCGGGCAGAGATTTAATATCTGGTTCAGTTTTATCTTCCACACCGTCACTGCCTTTATTTTCTTTATCCTGTGTTTTCTTGCCGCCGTCTGCGGGCATTAAGTTTGCAAAATTAGCTTGATAGCTAATTTCAAACTTTAACACATCGACATTTTTTCCTGTGTAAATGTAATTGTACTGTTTGACTGCTTGTTTTTTTAATTCTTCGTATCCTGGCGGTTTTGTGTTTGGTGCCGTAGGTGCTGAACTAGCATGTACTTGATATTCTGCGACTCTATAGACTAATAATTTTGGTTTTTTACCAGTAGCTTCGTTTACTTCTCCGTTGGTATATGTTTGAACGTCTATGTTCCACCATCCTTTATATCCTTCTGGAGTTACTTGAGACTTATCAAGAGTCTTATCAACATACGTACTAGCCATAATAACTTGACTGATAGCATTTAGTATGTCAGTATCTTGTCTAAACTTGAAATCGCTTACTTCTGGATTAACTGTATTCTTACTACGTTCGTTGATTTTTGTAGTTGGATTATAAACTGCGTTATCTTTTCCCATAGGAGCGTCACCTTTGCGGGCTTCGCTGAATCCCATTTTGGCAGCGCCTATACCATTGAGAGTTGTTGAACTTTGTATAAGGTTTGAATCTGGTCCTTGACTAACTCCAAGTTTGTCAAGTACTCCTTGATCTACAGCAACCGCAGGAGTTGTTGTAGCAGTATTAGTTGTTTGACTTGCGCTGTCTGAGCTAGAAGAACTTGATGATTTCGATGCAAGAGCTTTAGGAAATAAAATAAGGATTTGATCAGGTTTTTTAATTCCGTTTATAATAGCAACTTCTTTTAATTTGTTATTAATTATTGCCTGAAGACTTTTTTCTCCAGTTTGTAATAATTCTTGAACAGTTCGTCCTGCAATGGCCATGTCGCTTTGAAACTTGGCATTAGCATCTGCTATTGCTTGTTGGTTATAAACTAGTGTAGTGCAATCATAGACCGAACCCTGTTCAGTAACTTTCATTGACATTTGTGAAAACTTGATAGGAATTTGTCTACTAGTGCCTGGAATATTATCCATTTGTCCAGTTTCTTTATTGCCTCTAAAATCAATGGTCAATAAAAACGGAGCTTCGTTCCAATTACCATGTCCATTTTTTTGTGCGGCAACTTGTAGTGCTTGAAAAAACAAACCCATACTATAAGGTTCAGTGATTTTAAATGTTATGTTACCGACTGCATTAGTATTTGCGCCTCTTTCTTGTCCTATCTGACTTTGTATTTTTACATCGTCGATATAAAACTCAAATGCACCGTAGGCAGTTTTAACACGATTTTTTGGATCAACACTACCCGACTTACAAATTAAATCTGCTCGTTTGCCTTTTCTATAAGTGTTGTCTGGATCGTTAAGCATTTTATCTGACATAGCAGATAAGCCTATCACGTAGTTATAAGTTGCATACGCAAATAAAGGATTAGGTAATGGTAGTTTAACTCCCTTTAGTGTAACTGCGCCTTTACTAGCTAAAGAAGAAAACACTCCACCAATACCATCTTTAATAGAATTAAGTCCAGATGCAAGTCCGCCTGCGATAGCACCTATGCTTCCTCCAACAGTATCTCCTATACTGCCTACGGCACCAGCAACTGATTTTTCAGCAGATGCAATAGTAGACCCTAAGTCGTCGAATACACCCATGTTACAATCCTAACACATCTGTTAAGCTACTTTTTTTACAAATATAAATCTGTGTTCCTGGTGCAAAATCTAAAATTGGATCTTGTAACACATCCATATTTCGTTGTGTAAACACCCACCACAAGTTTGGAGTACCGTACAAGTCAAATGCTAGTAGGTCTGGACGATATGCATATTGTGCTTCGATAGTATAAAGAAAGTCGCTGGCTTCTGCACTAACCGGTCTGATAGAAAATACATCAAGATAGTTGTTAGTAATTGTGGTATTGTACCAAGGACTTGTATTAGAATATGTAGCTGACATTTTTAAATATAACCAAAAGAATTATTTAAGTAGCCGCCCGAAACGAATCGATCTAGACTAAAGTTTTTACTGCTGTTTCTACTGTAAACAGGTTGTAGTGTTACTGTGAAAGAGCTCTTAGTAGGCACATGGCTAACACCGCCGCTTGTTTCTCCGCCAAGTCCAAGCGAGCCTGCAACTCCGGCAATAGATCCAATTGCTCCAGTCACACTACTTATCGAATCAGAAATACCACTTAGTCCTGGAATGGCAGATCCTAAACTACCAGCAAGGCCGCCTATGCTGTCACCGATACCTTCGATCGCTCCGGCGGCACTTCCAACTACGTTAACACCGATATAATCACATTGTGCATTTAATTGTACTTGCATTTGTGTTACTACAACCGGAACATTTTTAAAAACATAGTTGCCGTAACCGTTTAAGAACACCACAGGAGGCGGATTACCAGCCTTTGGATCAGATCCCGTGAACATTTTGGTAAGACTTCGTAAATAGTGTACTGCCGCAATCCAATACAATCCTTGTGTAGCATCTTCAACGTTCATTGGAGCAGTAATTGTTATTGCTCCAGGGTCACTATGTTGAAACGCCTGGAATGTATAATTGGTATGAGTAGTTTGTATCTTACTGTAAGTTGCATTACTTTGTATATTGATATCAGGAGTGTATGGAAATATGAGTCCGCCAGCATCTTTTAATGGCTTGAGCACTGGGCTACTTTTAAAAGCAGTCCATTTAGCAAGACTTAATCTTACTCGCCAATCGTTTGCCGCGGCGTCTCCTCCAAAACTGGAAACAGCGCCCACGATATCGCCAATTGCTTCTCCTGCTTCCGGAAGATTAACGGCTCGCAATGCACTCATAACTCCGCCTGGAGTTTCATTATATCCTGTACTAAGTGCGCTGGCCAAATTACTAGCAACATTCACGCCCTGCCCGACTGCACCGATTAGATTTTGCGAAGCTGCCGCAGTTTGGATAAAACTATCGCCTAAAGCCATATAAGACTCTCCTTTTGATACTCTATTTATTTGACTTTAATAAGTGCGTAGTTTATAATATACTTTACGAGGACTCATTTAATGACAGCAAAAGTTAACTACCTAAACAACAAGGATATGTTGTTAGAAATACATAGAAGTAAAACATCTTATTGTGTGTTTACCAAGCCCGAATACCACCAATATGATCTAATTGTACCAAGTTTAGACAAGATTAATATTAGGACTATAGCAGAAGCCAAGCGAGTACAGGCTAAACGACTGGGTCAACAAGAATTTGAAAGACGCAAAGCGGCAGGTGAAAAGGTTAAGATTGCCGATTGCGAAGTTGATTACAAAAAAGTAGCTAAAACAGATGTAGTGTTTAGAGTTATGACTTTTGATCATATTCCGCTTAACAATGTTCGTAAAAAGAATCCCAAAAGCCTAGCAGATCACAGAGACAAAGTGAACTTTCCGCCATTTCAACACTATAAGTTTGATGACGAAGATCAAGAAACTTTAATATGTGTTGGCAAAAGTCACTGGAAGGGCGATTTAGAAAAAGGACACTTTGATAAAGATGCAGGTCAAATTACCAATACGCTGGCCCGCATGATGATCAAACTGTGTGAACGATATGCTACTCGAGGCAACGTTCGAGGCTATACTTACAACGATGAAATGAAAGGTATGGCTATTCTTCAGTTAACACAGATCGGTTTGCAATTTGATGAAAGCAAATCAGATAATCCATTTGCTTACTTTACAGCCGCAGTTACTAACAGTTTTGTTAGAGTTATTAACACTGAAAAACGCAATCAAAACATTAGAGATGACATTTTAGAAATCAACGGCATGAATCCAAGTTATTCACGCACAGGCGCAGGCGAACATGCGGCCGCAGTTAAACGATATAACGAGGATGTATCTGAATGACGCAACTGTTTAAGAAGGTGGCTTGTTTCACCGACATTCACTTTGGTCTAAAATCTAACAGTTCGGTGCATAACCAAGACTGCGAAGATTTTGTAGATTGGTATATTGCAAAAGCCAAGGAGGAAGGCTGTGACACTGGAATTTTTATGGGCGAT